ACTCCAACTGTTGGTATGGAACCGGACCCTACTTGCGATATTGTTATAGCAGATGTCGCTGAAGTAGATATATTAATTACACCAAATGGAGAAATTGACTCTGTTATGGATATAAATCCAAAAAGATTGTCAAAAAAATCAAAAGTTGGATTAGGATCGGATACAGATCCAATATCTTCAGTTTGTGTTACTGCACTAGAAATTAACCCATGATCAACAGTTGAATATGGGTTATTTACTTCTGGATTATTAAGACTATAGTCGTAAATAACAGGCATACTCTCGTGTCAATTGAAGGTAGAAAAAATGGAGGATCGCCATAAAAAAGCAACCCTCCACATTCAAAATATATTTAATTTTAACTAAAAATCAGTCTAGAGCAACATTAAGAGTAATCTTAATCTGATCTCCATTGTTTTGAATGGCATATGGACCATTTGTGAATCTTTCGGCGTACATAACAGAACTAAAGAGTGTTGCAGTATTAAGACCGGCAACAGCATTCAAAGTTGGATTTAGTGCAGGAGTTGTAAAAAACTCATTGGCATTGGGGACTGAGAAAACAGTGTAGGTATTAGACTCTAATGTTGTATTACCTGCACCAGCTGCAATATAAAGAACATCTCCCGCTACAAGTTGGTGGCCACTTCTTACCATTTTAGAATAACTAAATTCAACACTTGAGTCGGTGGCAACCTGAATATTATCAATAAGTGCTTTATCTAGATAAACAACTTTATAAGCTCGATCAATACCAATAACTTTAGTGCCAGTTTGAATTCCAGCATTACCACCTACAACCATTCCCAAAGTTAAATCATCAACGCTTTGATCTGGATCAACCGTAATATAGAAGTTACCTATAACTCCAATAACTGGATCGGTGTTATTTCCTTTTGTTACTGTAGTTCCGATTCCAACAGTGGCTCCATGTATAACACCCTGAACCGCGACAGGCATATTGTTTGCACGAGTTACATAGTAACCGTAAATATCTCCAGCGTTACCAGTAAATGTGAAGGTTTGTTCTGGATAAGTAGCAGTTGTACCAGAACCCACCTGATTGATTCTCCAGCGAGAACCATTGAGAAGAATACCAGTCTGAGATCCGTAGTTTTGATCTGCTCTATTGTTTACACAATATGGATACCCTGTAGTAGGAGCAAATCCATAAGCGTTGGTATTTCCAACCCCATATGGTTCAAAATATTTAGTTGCAGAAGGAACATCCGACTCAGCTGGAGTGGTGTTACTTGTAAAAAGTTTTAAAACTAAGTTTCTAGGAGATTGGTCAGCAAGGCTTGCAGTGTGGTTGTTCTGTGCAACCAAGTATCTGAGTGACTCAAGTTCTCCAATATTTGGAACTAATAGTGCCATTTAAACAACTCCCCAACAGGTTATAATTTTTAATAACTATCTTTATTTATAATTTTAATTTTAAAGAAACTAAGAAACGATTGATATTATTTACTGCAATAACATCAAATGTCAAAATATCCCCAGCCACTAAAGTTTTTGTCCATCCTGTTAAATTATCATCACGAATTTTTCTTTCATTTGTCATGATGATATTTGACGGATGAATATTTGAGAATGTTGGAAAATTATTATAATTTGATTTTTTAATACTCAAAGTTAAAGATCCTTGTTGGTCTGATAAAATTACCAACGATTCTAAAATTCCACTTACATCTAAAGTTACAGATCCTTTATTTCCAGGAATCATTGCAATTGATCCACTATCAACAACAAAATTAATTGTTCTTGTTAAATCTGCAGTTGTTGCAAGAGCAATAATAAAGACATCATCTCCCGAATTTGGAGCGACAGTAAATATAACATTACTTGTCGAAATAACATAATCCTCAAGGGGTTCCATTACAAGATTATTTTTAACTACAATTAGTTGTTGAGGATTAGTAGGCACATATGCAGTCCCGCTTGCATTTAATGTAAAGGTTTTTGCAATTCCAGTAAATTGAGAATTTATATTGTCAAGAATTATATTTCCATATTGAATAGATTTTGTTGGAATTTCATAATCAACTCCAATTCTAAACGGACCGGGTTCATTTAAAGTTACTATGTAATCTGTCATTATGATACCCCTGGTGTTACAAGAACATTTCCTTGCACTGCTCTACTTCTGTAAGCATTAGGTGAAATAAGAATTACATCATAAACATAACGACCACCTTCAATCGCATCAGTTGCAGTATGTCCCATGGAAACTGCAATTTTTCCATTTAATAAATCTACAAATGTAAGAGTTAAGGGATAAGCAGTAGAGGATGTTGGATGTTTTCTAATTGAAGAAATACCTGTATATCCAGTCAAATTTAATGGTGCATTATTAGTGTTCCTGATTGTAAAGGTAGCTTGAAAGTCAACCCCTTGTTCAAGAACTAAGTTTACATTCCTTGCCGCCATTATAGTAGTCCGTTTTTAAGTATTTATGATCAGGGGTCTAATTTAGATAAAATTAATTTCATCATATGTTTAATTTCATTTACATCCTCTTTAAGCTGATCAATTTCATTAATTTTTTCGGTTATTTCATTCATATGAGTTATTTCATTTATTTTTTTATTTTTTACTTCCAAATATTGTTGATAATCAGAATCAGAACAATTTAAAATTGCATCCGATTTTTTGTCTCTGAAAAATCCCTTATTATTTTCTACTGGTACTAACATATAATTTAGATAGTAGAAATAACTCTAAAATCTCTAATTTTTGGAACAAATGCAGAATTTGTTCCTGACATTAGAATTTTTATTTGGAATCCATTAAACTGTGGTAAATTGGAAGCTGTAAATTCATATGATTTGAAATCATCTTCCAATGTTGAATGGGTTACATTCTTATCTGGTCTTCCATTATTTTTAGAAGGATCTTTTACTTGCATATTAGCATCTAAGTTATCATATCCCGGGAATAATTCCCATAATTGGGTCGCTGTGGGAGTATCAGATCTAAAAATTCTATAACATACTCTAATATCATTAGTAGAATGCCTAAACGCATCGAAGAATACTTTCAAACTATCAGCATTTTTTTCTAAAACAACAATATTACTTAAGTAAGTTGCAGCCGTTGGATCATTAGTTAAAGAATTTACTCTAGGATCATTAGCGTAATTTTTAACTTTAGAATTAATTCTATTGGAGATGGTTATCAAATTCACTCTATCCAAATCGATCATTGGGGAAACTTTTTCATCTTCTGATGATAAAGTAACTTCTATTGTAAAAGATTTTTTACCTGGAAAACTTGATAGGTATGTATCTTCATTTATCTGAGAACAAATAATTCTAGGAGAATTAAACTCATTGGTTGCGTTTAAAGATATATCTACAAATCCCTGGTCAATAAAAGAAATTAAGCTACTATCTGGAGAAGACCCACTAAAAGTTCTTGCTTTTGCAGATATTGTTGTCTTTTGTGGAATCATTGTTTCAAAGTTAGGTCTGATAAGATCAAATGGTATATTTTGACTTGCTTTAGGTCCTTTTGGAGATCCCATTAAAGGAACCGTGTCATATGATCCGCAAGATTTATCATCTTTAAAGAATAATGCAGGAAATCCTCCAGCGTTTCCTGGAGTTCTATCAACACCTCTACTATTCATTCCGACTTGAATATAATAATAATCCAGATCGGTAGGATATGTGACTAAATTCGTATCAGACAAATTATGAACTTTATTAATTCTTCTCAAAGATACTCCATTTAATTCATATTTAAATACTGGAAATTCAAGTGCATAACTTCCCGAAATTGTATTATCTATATTCCTAGTTATTCCAGTTAAACTATTAGTAGATGTTACAACTCCAGTATATGAAATAACTTCATTATCAATTAAAATATATCCAACATTTATAGCAGAAACCGGAACATTTTCAAAACTTGTAAATATTCCTACAGAACTTACAATAATATCACTGGTGGATGTTGAATTATATGTTGCTTTCAGTGTTTGTGGTTTTTGATCTGGTTCTATTCCGGAAAGAATTACTTTATCAGTCAAAGAATACATTCCATGATTATTGTGACTAACTTTAAAGTGTAACCCATCCGATAGATCTAATATTGTTGTTACGGTGGCTCCAGAAAGTGAATTAGTTCCGGCAGAACCAACATAGAATAAACTGTCAACAGAATTTTGATTTAATGTTCCCTGTACTTCATCTACAAGCAAAGAATTGAATGAAGAAATTACTCCAACATTATTTGGAATACTAAGTATTAAATTAT